TGGCGTCGCGCAGTCTCGTTCAAAGGCTGTGTAGAGCCACCCTCAACCTCAAAGTCGTATTCTCCAAGAATATCGTCCCGTGTATATGCAACAAAGTGCTTCTGGTCATCTTTGCCTGTGATGCGAACCATCTGGTCGCGGGTCATGTACTGCTGCATCAACTGAATAACCCGACGGCCAACCTCGCCAATACAAATTTCGACCATAGCCAACTTGTCAGAAGCACGCGCATTGCCTGCGTCAGCGATAATCGACGCTTCTGTCGCTGTGCGACGGATTTCAGGCATCTGTCCACGAGCATATTCGGACACACCGCTAACAGTGTTTATATCGTTTTCGATCATCGTAGAATGGTTGTACATTTCGGGCGCCAAAGGCACCTGCGGCAACGGTACAACAACTTCCCCCAATGGCCTGTTCTCATCCACAACGGGAACAAACCGTCCGTCGTCGTCGGACTCCAACGCTTCTCGGCCCTCAGGGCCGAACGAACGCTCGTGATACAGGTATTTGCGTGCATACCGCTTACGATGGTTGACCATCTGTGTGCGGGTCTTGTTCAACTCTTCCTGTAGCGACTCCATCGCCTCCAAGTCGCCCATCGGGTAAAACGTGTCAGGAATGTCGTAATTGCGAATCAAAACAAACGGATGGCCGAAATTATACGGCATCGGGGTAGGATCAAGCAAATAGTCGTCCGCACCCTCGGCACAAACCGAAAGTAGCCCCTCTTCCAAGTCATAATACTCATATAGCGTCACACGCTCAATCAGGTCAGAATACTGGTCACGTTCGTCATCATTCTCCCAACGAACCTTCAAACCAGAATCTGCCTGAAGATTCTGCCGTACACCCTTACGGAACCGCTTATCGCGCCGAACTTCTTCAATCGGACGCACAATCCGTTGCGCAATCCACTTAGCATCTTCCAAACAAGTCGCTTCAGGGTCGATAAACATGTCGAACGGCGAAATGCGCTCCACAAACGGCTGATCCTCCACAATTTCCATCTGAGTAGACGGAATCGACGCCATAACGTCATCGTTGGTTGGCAATTCGCCCGCAAGGTCAGGATTATCAACTGCATAGGCATCAATCTCATCGACAGAGGTATTGTATTCGTCGTCTACCTCGTATTCTGATCGCTTTCGCTCCTCCTCAACAAACTTCCAACCCACCTTTACCCAACCGTGGCCGATAATCAAAAAATCTTTAACTGTGCGGCGAAACGGCTTACGGTAGTCGTGGTGACGCCACATATAGTTGATAATTGCCTCAACGAAGACGGCGCGGTCGCTATCGTCTTCTCTGTTGGCAGCAACAGTAATCGTTGGATGGTTCACTGCAACAGATGGAGCAATCACGTTAATCGTAGAAAACGCCATATTGATCGAAATACGGTCATTGGGTGTACCGATACCGCCCGACTGCCAATACGTCTTCCCACGGTACAAGTCGATCATGCGGCGCCACTTATCCTCGTAACCCTCGTCGTGGCGCCAACGCTTCGCCACCTCCAAGCGTTCCTTAGTATTCTCGTAACGCTCTGAACGGCTCTTTCGTGCCATAACTTATACCCAACGTTGTCCAACGTACACAGGGTCTTTCCCCGCTGCACGCGCTTCCGATAATACCTTCTGTTCGCGCTGCTTCATTGTCATATGTTGCTCATCAGGTGGCAACTGGGAGCGATAACCGCGCCCAGTCACGACCGTCAAACCAAGCAATTTCTGACGCCACTCCCACAAGTCCTGCAATTCGTCGTCGGGCAGCGGACCTCGCTGCCCGACAACGTAATCGCAAAACTGTGTATAGGAAGCGTCAGCAGGCAGAATCAACGAACAGCAGAGTTGGGCTGCTTTGACGCAGGCTGCACAGAACCACTCTTACCATGCTGGTTATGGGGTGTCGAACGAGGCGCCGTTTCCGACGACTTGGCCTTACCCGAACCGACAGTAGCCTTCTGCGACCCGCCCGGTCGGGCGGGACCATTGTACAGCATCGACGTATTGCCCAAAATGGGCTTTGCGCCTGCACCAACGTCATTGTACTTAGCCATTCGGCCAATTGCCATAGGACTCTCCTTTGTTCAATGTGTCCTACAAGAATGATTACGCTGTCCCACGAGACAGGTAAGTACCAATTGTATCATCCGTTGCAACCCCTGACGGGATTTGCCTCATCCACCAATTAAACGTCCACGTATCATCCACATGCTGCACATATTCGGGCACATACGCAAACTTGCGCATCTGATTCGCCACCGCTAACGCCATCACCCGATCATCATACGGCGAACCAGACATCGACCCACGATCATTGCGCACAAACGTACGCAACTCCGCAATCGTAGAATCACAATGCAAAATCAGTTCATCATTCTTCAAAGCCTTACCCAAGTCATCAATCATCAACGGCTTCGACGTACGTGTCGTCTTCCACCCGTATTCCTGCGAAATACGTTGAGAAGACGTATTCAACGCCCGCCGACGATACATGTTCGGATACCCCAACTGACGCAACACCGTAATCGTCGTCAAACCATGATTGTTGGCCTCAACGCAGCAAAGAGCGTTCCCGTACCACAAACCCAAACGGTACACCTCAGTAGCCAACTCATCAGGCGGGATACGTCCATGCCAAATAGCGACCTGCTCACCCTTCTTCGCATCAATAACCTGAATACACGAATAGTCGCCATGCCCCAACCCCTCAGCAGTATCGACACCCAAAACGTACCCCGACCAACGCTCAGGCTGCTCCCACACCGTCAACATCGGAACTCCAAAACGTTTTTGGACGTTTCATGGAGATAGCCGTCCACACCCTGTCGAACATGCACACGCATATCATTAAGAACGTCAATATCGAATACAGGGTTACCAGAACGAACAAATGCATCCTCGGCACTCGTCGGATACTCCTGTGCGAGTTGCCACGGCAACATTGAACTCTTCTTACCTTCATACCAAGACTCATCCCTATCCTCGGAAGCAGACCACGGAAAAAACATGGGATCAAACTGATTATTCCCCGTAGACGCCCCCACCCACAACTGATGAAAAAAGTTTCCCGACCCGTTAGCAGTAGACAGCCCAATAATGCGGCCACCCACATCGGCAACAGGCTCAATAGACGCCCACGCCTCCTCAGGGTTCGGCAGGAACGCCCACTCATCCACAACCACCAACGTAGCAGACTCACCACGCGCAGGGTCAGATGCCGAAGGCATCGACGTAATCTGAGAACCGTTATCGAACCCCATGCGTTGCTGATGATCCATCAACGACTGCGGACCCCGCTCAATCATCCATATCGGCAAATGCTTAAACCCATACTTGGTTTTACGCAACAACAAAATCGACTCCCGCTCCGTACGCGACAAATCAATCACATTCTGATCGTCGTGAAAAAACGCCAACCAAAACTGATGCGCAGCAACCAACGTCGTCCACCCAATCTGACGAGCCTTCAACGTCAACGAATAACGGTTGTCATCCCACCGCTTCAACGCCTCAGACTGCGCCCCCCGCAACTTAAACAAAATACGGCCATGCGCAGGATGCGCAATAAACCAAAAATTCTCCAAAAAATAGACCTCGCTACGCTGACACCTACGCCACTCAGCCTCCTGACGCAACTCACCCAAACGACTCATCACTCAACCTCAATAAAGATACATTCGCCCGGACACTCCTCGGCAGCCTCAATCGCTGCCTCAAGGTCCGACTCAGGAATCATCGCCATACCCTCTGCCATCTGTAAGGCAGGGTCACCCTTAGCGGCACCATCAGGGCCGTAAATAGTCGGCCAATCAGCCTCCTTGACGTAAGCGAGGCCGTCATCGTGCATATCGAACAACGGTGGACAAATCTCAACACAGATACCATCACCCGTACACAAATCCTGATCTATCCAAACCTTCACGACGACTCATCCCACAACCACTCCCTGTCAGCCTCAGAATCAGACAAACCATCATCCTCAGGTAATGTAGAACCCCTAATGATGATAACAGCAGGAGCCTGTTGGGAATCCGAACCCCCAACGGCTACCCAAAACCCGCCGACAGCAGCAACAAGAGCAGCAACCGCACCGATTATCTTTGCTATATTCCCGCCATCTACTGACACGACTCGCATACCTCGGGGTTTTCCAATCCGCAGGACAGCACTTCATCTGCATCCTCCCATTCTATCTGATCCTCAGGAGTCATCGACTCCGCCGCGTCTTTGAAACCCTTCCGCCCGCAGACCCTCGTCCACGAGGAGTCTTTTCCCAATGCTGGCGCGTATTGCGTTGTCCCTTCGGATGCTTCCGTTTGGCGGTACCTCCTACCTTATGAGCAGGAAAGTGAGGGTTAGGCCTCACCTTCTTCTTTGAAACCTTCCCACCCGCAGAGGCTCGTTTAGATCCACTCTTCGACGGCATCGCCCCGATCCACGAATGCTTAATCGGAAGAACGAAATCATCTTTACTAGCATTCCACCACTTCTTAGGCACTACTTCTTTCCTTTTCGATTAGAAACCTTCTTACCAGACTTCTTCGCATACGACTTAGCAGCCTTACGCCCCTTCGCAGAATACGCAAAATGCTTACCACCAACCTTAGGCATCAAGACACCGCCCTAAGACCAACAACCTCAGACTCCAAAGCATCAGCCAACTCAGCATCAGACATCCCCGCCACCTCACGAGCATCATCAACAACCAAACGCCGCTTCGGCGTAAACTTCTCCACATACTGCAAATACAAAGACGCAGCCTTAGTATCCCCCGCCGCAGCCCGCTGCCAAAGAGCATCTACGACGCTCTGAACCCTTTCAGGGTTAATGTT